AATCGCTTCTAATAACTTTTGCAGTTTTTCTTTATTCATAGTCTTATTTATTAAAAGTATTAAATCTAATATCTATAAGGGGGCTTAAATTACAATATCACTTGCTACTTCGTTGCCCCATACATCCCATCCTTCTGTTTTTTGTCTTGCGAATAGTTCTATTCTATTCCCATTAGGATAAATTGTATTTATGATGTCCCGAAAAACTTGTGGCTTCTTGCTGTGTTCCGTTCTTGCTTCCGAAACTACACTATCAAATAATTTTCTAACTTGTGGGGTGCATTTCCCTTTTGTGGCTATTAACAATAATTCGTGTCTGACAGAATTATAATGACCCATATTATGACTAATTTTATCCCATACGAAACTGCTTTTATATTTGAACCCCCACGCTTTTATAATTTCAAATACTACCTCTAACAATGGTGAAGTTACCCAGATAAATAATACGGCATCTTTTTCGGTTAATTCTTTTATAGGCAATTCGCACAACTGCTTGATACTCATTGTTGAATAGTGCTTGATACAACCTCCCAGCAATTTTGTATTCTGTTTGTCATTATAACTCCACGGTGGGTCTGCATATATTATTTGGTATTTTTCCATAATTTTTATATTTTAATTATAACTTATCTATGAGGGCTAGCTTTCTATGATATTTTTCACGATGGTGTTTTATGCAGACCCAGTTTATTTCTAATGGTTTAGAGTAATCTTCGTGGTGAGCTTGAACTTTCATCTCTCCGCATACTTCACAAGGTTGTTTTATAATCTGACCTATTTTAATTGCGTACCTTGCAAGTTGCCTTGCTCTCCATTTTTCAGGATACCTATCCATCATTTTTCGGCTCATTACGTTTTTCGCCTTTTTGTTTTTAGCGTAGTTTTTGTAGTATCTTGTTCTATCAATTGACCGATAACAGTCTCTACAATCATAATTGTATCCGTCAATTTTTGCTTTATTTCGCCAAAATTCCGTAATAGGCTTAATTTGTTTACACCTTGAACATTGTTTTTGTTGCATACTTGTATTTTATCACACTCCTTAATGCTTTGCAAGTCCCACTCTCCAACTCCTTCGGGCTTAAATTCACAATCTTTATGATGTGCTTTACCCATATTGCAATTACACTTATCAAGGGTGTTGGTTTTACAGGTAGAGCAGATTTCAGCTTCGTTGCTTCTGCCACAAGTGTGTTTTCTTTCAAGACCGCCTGATATTCTATTACCAGCTTCTTGCTCACATCTTATGCAGTAATTTGTTTGACCTTCTTTTGTATCTTTGAATGGCATAATTTTATTTATTAAAAGTATTAAATTATGGTTTCTTTTTTGTTGCCCGCTCCCCTTTCCACTTTGCCTTTTCTTGGAGGAGTAATGAAATCACCTTATCAACTACAAACTTCCTTACTCCTCTTGACTCTACAAATACAAAGTCTTCCATCAACTTATCCCACTCACCAACTCCTTCGGGCTTAACCTTATTTTGCGGACAAGAAGGATAGCCACCATTCTTATGTACTACTCCGTGTTTCGCACATTTATCAAGGGTATTTTTACATTGTTTGCAGGTTTTTGTTTTATTGTTGGTTGGCATAGTTATTGAATAATTGCCCGATAAGTTTTTCCCCCGACTTCTACTTTGACCTCTTGACCCTTTAGAGAATTATTTTCAATTTCCAACCCTGTAATTTTCTTGAACATTTTTTCATCAAAGTTTGGTAAACCTTTAACCCACTCCTTAAATTCTTTGCTTGCAGTTTTCCAGCCTTCTTTCCAAGCATCTTGATAACTTAATACTTTTAAATACCCTCCAATTTCTTTCCAAACACTTACGTTTTCTTTCTCGTCATCTGTAATATCTTTTTTATCAACCCACACTGAAACTGGGAGTTTAAACGAAGGCTGTGAACTATATATTTTATCAAAGGTTTCTTTTGAAACGTCTTTATTAAAAATTCTATAATTCTTTTGGTAACCTTCTCCTTTACTTTCGTATTTTCCATCTCCAAAACAAAATATCATTCTTTCTGACATTTTTAACCCAGAAGAAAACTTGCAGGAGTTGCAGGAGTTGCAGAAGTCGCAGGAGTCGCAGGAGTAGCAGGAGTTGCAGGAGTTGCAGGAGTTGCAGGAGTTGCAGGAGTCGCAGAAGTCGCAGGAGTCGCAGGAGTTGCAGGAGTAGCAGGAGTAGCAGGAGTTGCAGGAGTCGCAGAAGTTGCAGGAGTTGCAGGAGTTGCAGAAGTCGCAGGAGTTGCAGAAGTCGCAGGAGTTGCAGGAGTTAATATTTTTGTAGTTTTTATTTGTTTCCATAATTTTTATATTTTAATTATAACTTATCTATTATTTTTCATATTATTTATTAAGATTCTTTTTCTACTTTTTTAATCATACAAAATGTTCCATCCTGCTTGGTTTCTACAACCTCATACTCTTGGCTATTTAACAAATGGATTGCTGGGACATCTACATCTACGATTATTTGTATTGTTGTTTTCATAGTTGTTTAGTTAATTATAATAATTTAGGCTGGATATCGTCTGGTTTCCAGTCAAAATATACTAATCTGTATTTCCCCCGGCCGAACTTATCATCCATATATTCAGAATATCCTGTTGGTTTTTTACCATTCAAAGACATATATTCTGAACCACATTTAACTATCTGAGCCGGGTAATAGTATTTTTCAGGAAACGCTATTTGTCCGTTAAATATTGTTTTAACTTGGATTGGCTTCATAGAAATTAAGTTGTTCTTCCGAAGGCCATTCTACGTGTATTCCTATTTTAGCAAGGTTACGATTAAACTCATCATAGATATCAGACATTTCTTTAGTGGTTAGTTCGGATGTACTGCTTTTAAGATATTTTGCTTTGCCTAATGCTCGGAATACTGACTTAACCGATTCGGCAGAATTATCAACTTCATTAACTGCTTGTAAAAGAACCCTTTGGGAGATACCGGCAAAGGTTAGTTCCTGTGCCAACATCTCACACCAGAGGTGCAAACTACGATTCTGCTGGTTAGTTCTTTTAGAAGTTTGGTTCTCCGTACTGTCCATAGTTTCTTTGGTTATTTTCTTCCATATTGCTATCTTCGGTCATTGATTTTACTGTCTGTTGCCTTGTTTGTTTAGGATACCATACAACGTGTTTGCAATTAGGATTTGTGCAAAATGAACCAGACCACTGTCTGCCATTCTTAACCCCGGACTTCTCCTTCATTGGACTCCCACACTTTGAACAAGGCTCACTATTATCGCTGTTTATCGCTTTATTTGGGGTTGTAGCGAGTTTTTGTGCAAAACTGGTACTTTCGGTAGGTGCAGGGTATTTTTCGTGTAAACGACCATTTATTGCGTAGGCTAAATCCTCTAATTGTGAGAATACTATGGCATCTTTGCCTTGATATGAGCCACAAAGAGATGAAAATATACTTTGAAAACTTATACGCTTATCACGAGATTCCCACATTTTGTTTTCGTTTTCCATATTAGTTTTTGTTTAATTTTTCTAATTTCTCGGCAATATAATCTCTTGCTCCTTGAACATATTGTATTTGTGCGTGTTTTTCTGCTAAATCCATCAGTTCTTGCTTATCCATATCATCAATCCATTGGTCATATAAGTTATCGCAGTTATCTTTGGTTACTGGGACTCCACCATACTCATTCCCTTCAATAAGAATTTCCATTAACCTATCTTCAAATGTTTTTATTTTAACTGTCATATATTTTCCCTTTCAGATCCATTCTGCCGATGTCCTCATACCTTGACCCGTTACGAGTGGTAGTATAAGTTTCCCGAGCAGAACAGATGTGGAAGGGCGTAACTGTTAATAATTATTAATAAGGAGCGTCGCCGTTCTCTTTCCAAGATTCAAATAAATCATTTTCGGTGATACTCATATCCTTACTTTCTAATCTTTCTATTAAGTTCTCTGTTTTAATGGCTTCGTTAAACTCTGCTTCTGATAACTTACCTTCTTGAAAGAATTTTACTATTTGATTTTTTCTTTCTAATTTTTGTTTTAATTCTTTTGTCATTTTATTTTATAATATTTAATTTTATTTTGTTTAGCCGACCTTTAGTATATTGTACTTTATAGTATAGACACCTGTCAATAACAGTTTATCCCCTGTTGTCCTTTTCCATTTTGTTGCGAGTCATTTCTAAATTCAAATGACATTTATGACAAAGAGTAATCATCTTATTCAAGTTTTTTCTATCACACTCATCTACACTTAAATAAGGAGCTTTACCATCAAATTCTTCATCGTTGTGGTGAACATCAAATCTTCTTTCTCCTACTTTCCATACCTTTCCACAGATTTGACAAGTATGGTTATCTCTAATTCTGATAATTTCTCTTAATCTTTCTCTTGTACAACTGGCCATACCTGTTAGCGCAGTTATATTCACTCCGGTGAGCAAATATTTTCCACCGATATTTAAGAGATAATTATTAATTTTTAAATTATCTTGAAACTTTTTTAATTCTTCTTTTTTAATAATAGATTCAGGTATAGGTGATTTGTATCCACTATATATTTGATGAACTCTTTGCCTAGTAATACCTAAAAATCTACCGACTTCGGCATAAGTATATTTTTTGTTTATTAAATTTATAATTATTGTTTTTCTTTCCATACCTTATATTAATTTATTAATGGACACCTGTCAATAGTCTAAAAAACGAATGGGGGATAACTCACTATTGCATTACTTTTATGGTCATTGTAAAATGTAAATATATTATTAGTCTTGTAGATATAGATAAGGGCATCTACTTACAAGGCGGGTGTCCTTTTCTTTATCGCAAAAAATATATGGCGAATCGTAGAATGTTTAGTAAAGAAATAATTGGCAGTGATTCTTTTTTAGACCTGCCGGTATCAAGTCGGGAATTATATTTCCAACTTGGTATGTATGCCGATGATGATGGTTTCGTTTCCCCTAAAAAAGTAATAAGGATGGTTGGTTCGTCTGACGATGATTTAAAAATACTTTTGGCGAAAGAATATGTTTTACCTTTTAAAAGTGGCGTGATTGTCATAACCCACTGGAAAGATAATAATTACCTACGGTCTGACAGATATACACCAACGGTACACCAAGATGAGCTTAAATTGGCTCAAACAGATATGGTGTACCAACGGTACACCCAGTATAGGATAGGAAAGGATAGTAAAGAAGAGGATAGAGGACTTTCTTCTAAAAAAAAACCTACTTATAGGGGGATGAGTATGCGTAAACAGGGAAACAAATGGTTTTGCCTTCCATTAGAGGGAGGACAATGGTTAGAGTTTGCCGCCCCAGAAAGTGAAATTGAATGGAAAACAATATGAAAAAAATAAAACCGGCGAAAATTAAAATTTCCGAGCATCAGATACAGCGTTGCGTGTTAGATAGGCTGGCTTATACAAACAATGTTTATTATGTACGCAATAATAGCGTGGCCGGTAAATTTGTAAGAGCTGATGGTTCTTGTGGATGGGTGAATAACGCAAAGAAGGGCAGCCCCGACATAGTTCTGTGTAAAAATGGACTTTGGATAGGTTTAGAGATTAAAACACTTATAGGGAAACAATCTCCCGAACAAGAACAGGCCGAAAAAGATATACGGGACGCCGGTGGATTGTATTTTATTGTCAGAAGTGTAGAAGATTTAGAACAGATTTTGGATTGTATTTAATGCACAGGGTTAGTATGTTTGACATAGACCCAAAAAAAGAGTATAATTATCTAAAATAAATCTATGGCATTTGATTCTAAATATTACTCAGAGAAAAAGCAGAAGTTAATCTCAAAAGCTAACCAGCTTCAGCAAGATTATTTGCAGGGAGCATTTAGATTCACTGGAGAACTAAATGATATACAGGCCGAATTGCAAACAATAAACGAATGGGAGAAGGAAAATTCACCAAAAATAAAAGAAGTTAAACCTCCTAAATAGAGGTTTTTGTATTTTCAAGCGACTTCGGTCGTTTACTTCTTTGTATAACCTATATGGTTACAGAAGAGCCACTGTAGTGGCTTGAGAATAAAAATTATGTATTACCAATTCCAAAACTTCTTTTATGATTTGTCGGATATGTTCAATAACCTTGTGCCGGGATTGATATTTGTAACGATAATAATACTGTGGGTTAAGTTGATAGGTTGGGTAGACAAACACCTATGATAAAGAAAGATTTGTTTCTGTGGTATGTAAAAATAGATGCTTGGAGATTGCGTGGCGGTTATTGGAAAGACACCCTATTCGGATATTTAAGTATCAACACGATAATTCAGGGAGTAACAGTTGGAGGGATCTTAAAGCTGACGATGTTCCAGAACCTACCGATGTGGACATTTGTAATGTTTATTGTTATAGGGGGATTAGCATTAGAGTTTGTTAAAATGTTAATAGGCTGGATAGATTTCCATTATGGGATATGGGAGAGACAGGCCGAGTGGGGTCAGAAACAACAACAGAATGCGCCGTTTAATAAAGAGTTGGTTGCTACACTAAATAACATCTGTGATAAGTTAGGAGTTCGTAGCGAATTCAAAGATTTATAATATGGATTGCACAGTAATAACAAAATGTGATTTTCCTCCCTGCCACCCGAACATACAAGATTGTTTATTCACTGTACAATGGGGAGATTTATTACAAACTTTATTTTATTTATTTGTTATAGGATTTTTTATATGGTTAGCAGTAATGCTTATTAAAAATGTTTGGTGATTTAATATTAGGAATAGTAATAGGAATATTAATAATGGTAGTAATAAATAACAATGGAAGAATATCCGAACCTTAAACCATTTGTACCGGGAGACCCAAGAATAAATTTGAAAGGAAGACCAAAGCGCAAGACAATCAAAGAGAGAGTGATAGACTACTTAGAAGAACATCCAGATGATATGGAGGGATTTGTAAAACATTTTGTAGAAAAGAATCGTGATTTAGCTTGGCAAATGTTAGAAGGAAGGCCACCACAAGATATAACCTCCGGCGGAGAGAAAATAAATCCACTGCCGATATTAAATGTCACTTTACAGCCAAACAACAGCAACCAACAGAATACTGAAACTGAACAAAAGACTTAGAATTATACAAGGTGGCACTTCTGCCAGTAAAACAGTAAGTATAATATTATATTTAATAGCAATGGCACAGTCGGATACAATTCCGACATTAACAAGTATAGTATCAGAGTCATTTCCACATCTTAGAAGGGGAGTAGAAAGAGATTTCCTTAATATTTTAAAGGAACATCACTACTTCATTGATAAACTGTGGGATAAGACAAATCATATTTATACATTTGAAACAGGAAGTCAGATTGAGTTTTTCTCAGTGGATCAATCAGAGAAAGTTAGAGGTGCAAGGCGTGATAGATTATTTATAAACGAGTGCAATAACGTAAAGTTTACAGCATTTGAGGAATTAGAGGTTAGAACCAAAGACTTTATATTTCTTGATTATAATCCTACAAACGAGTTTTGGTTATTCACAGAAGTAGAACCAAAGAGAACAGACTGGGAGAAAATAATTTTAACTTATAAAGATAATGAGGCATTATCAAAAGAAATCATTGCAAGCATTGAGCAAAGAAGAAATAGGGCAGACTGGTGGAGAGTATACGGACTCGGTGAGCTTGGTGAGATTGAAGGTAAAATCTATAAAGACTGGCAGATTATATCCGATATACCACACGAAGCAAGGTTGGAGTGTTACGGGTTGGATTACGGATACACTAACGACCCTACCGCAATTACTGCAATTTATTATTGGAACGGAGGATATATTCTTGACGAAATAGCTTATAACAAAGGACTCAGTAATAAAGATATTGATGACATACTTAAGAATCAACCACAGGCCACAGTAGTTCCGGACAGCGCAGAACCTAAGAGTAATGATGAGTTAAAGAAATATGGCTTAACAGTTATTCCGGCCGAGAAAGGCAAAGATTCAGTAAGACACGGTATAGACTTGGTAAAGATGCAAAGGATTAGTATAACTCAACGCAGTATAAACATAATCAAAGAATACAGGAATTACTTATGGGAAGTTGATAAAGACGGAAAAGTATTAAACGTTCCTGAACACGAGTTTAGTCATTCAATGGATAGTATTAGATACGGAATGAGTTATTTATTAAAGAACCCAAAAATAGATTTAAAACAATTTACCTCTCAATTTTCAACGAGGGATGAAAATACAAACAGATAATTAATCGGCGGAAAACAAATGTACGGCTCAAGCAGAACAACAATTAAAAACTTAACAGGAACGCCATCGGCTTCAGCACAGGTATTAGCCGGTGAAGGTTGGCTTTCAGGATATACTTGCAATGCTACTTCGTCAGGCACTATTGCTTTGTATGATGCTTTGACAGCAACAGGCACAGCGGTATTTAATGCAACTCCAACGGCGAGTGAAACAGTGATATTGCCCAATATACACTTCAAAACAGGATGTTTTTGTACAATAGGTGGAACGTCAATTAATATTTCATTTTATACTTTAGAGCAATAATCGGCGGGAATAAATGTCAGACCTCACAATCTATGAATTAGTCCGGAGAAACGAGAATAACCATATACTCGGTAATGTAAAAACGAGTAAATATGTTTATAGTAATTTCTATGAAGATGTCTCAACTATTGAGGCGTATTTGAATAGCAGACATATTACTGGTGATAAAGATTCACTCGGTAGGGACAAACCATTTTTTAATATAGTATTAGGCGCAAGAAACATTTGGTTCAGGGCTACTGACTTAGACAGAAAGAATATAGTTGCAAAGTCCAAAAAAGCAAAGGACAGGATTGCTTCGTTTTTGTTTACAATACACGTTAACAAGTGGATGAAAGATGAGAACTTCGGTAAATATTTGAATGATTGGGGATTGCAGTTAGCCAGTTACAACTCCGCCGTTACTAAGTTTGTAGAGAATAAAGATGGTTTGCACATCAAAGTTATCAGTTGGGATAAGTTAATCCCAGATACATTAAACTTTGACCAAAACCCAAAGATTGAGATATTAGAACTAACTCAAGAAGAACTAAGAAGTAATCCAAGTTATGACCAAGAGATAGTTGAGAACCTTATTGAAGCACAGGTAACAAGAAAGACCATAGACAGACAATCAAAAGATGTTAATAAGTCAAACTATGTAAGGTTGTATGAGGTACACGGAGAGATGCCGTTGTCTTGGCTTACGGGAAAAAAGAAAGACGAGAACGAGTATGTTCAGCAAATGCACGTAATCAGCTTTGTAGCAGGAAAAGCATCTAATACATTTGATAACTTCACACTATATTCAGGCCAAGAGAAACAAGACCCATATTACTTAACTCAACTGATACCTGCCATAGACGGCTCAATATCGCTTATGGGAGCGGTTAAAACTCTGTTTGATGCTCAATGGATGACTAACCATACCATTAAGAATATTAAAGACCAATTAGACTTAGCTTCTAAACTCATATTCCAAACTAACGATCCGGCGTATGCTAACCAGAATGTATTAGAAAACATAGAGCAAGGGCAGATTATGGTTTATCAGGAAGGTAAGAACGAACTAACTCAAGTACAAAACAATAGCCACGACATACAAGCATTGCAGAACTTTATGGGAGAGTGGAAACAGTTGACTCAAGAGGTTACAAATACCCCACAAGTAATGCAAGGTTCAGCAAGTTCTTCACAATCGGCTTATGCTAAAGAAGCTTTGATGCTACAACAGGCACAACAGAACTTTGACATAATGACACAGAATAAAGGTTTAGCCTTAGAGGAAATGTTTAGAAAATATATAACGCCATATATCTTAAAAGGACTTAACAACTCTAAAGAAATAGCCACTGAATTAGACGCCTATGGCATAGACCAAATAGACAAGGCATACATTTCTACAACTGCCGCTAAAAGATTCAACCAAAAGGCAATTAACGCTGTTTTAAACGATTCTGAACTGCCATCACTGGCTCAAGAACAGCAATCGGCACAACAAGAACTTCAAGATATGGGTTCTATGAGGTTTATTAAACCAGACGAAATGACAGATATGGATTGGAAAGATTACTTTAAAGGATTTGAAGCAGATGTGGAATATCAAATAACAGACGAGAATGTTGATAAAAATAATGTTTTAACCGGATTGAATGGAGTATTTCAGACAATAGTCAGTATGCAAGGCAGACCAATGACTCCGGCGGAGAAATTAGTATTTAACAAAATTCTTGATAACCTCGGAACAGTAAATCCGGCCGAAATACAGGAAACAACGAATAATCAGCCACAACAACCAGTAATGCCTAACGGTGGTATGGTCGGCGCTGGTATGCCAATGAATAATCAATTAACCCAATAAATATGACAGAAGAAACAAAAATAGAAACAACAGAGCCAACGGCGGAAGCTCCTGTAGAAGTAAAAGAGCCAGTAGCAGAACCGGAAACTCTTGTTATAAGAGCATAATGGATGAACAACCAACACAACCAAAGAAAAGGCAGACAATGAGGTATTCAGACGATGAACTCCAAGCAATTAAAGGAGTATTCGCTGAAAATGAAGACCTTTTAAAAGCAATCAGGAAAGTATTTTATCAGATGCCATTATCAGCATTAGACCTATCTTTATTACAGATACCTTTTGCTAACAAACCATTAAATCAAAAAGTATTACGAAAGACATTTCTCCCTACTATCACAGGAGACGCTCCAATACAACAGAACTTTGATTTATGGTTGACACTTGCCTTAAAGGATATGCCGGTAGAGGAAGCCGCAGTCCATATGAAATCAGTAGGATTATGGATTGAATACATAAAACAACAACTGAAAGCTATTGAGACAGGTAAGTACCAAGTTAAAAAACCTAAGATTAGCTTTGAAGGATTAACAGATATTAAAGATAAAGTAAGTTGGGAAATGTACGCTGAAATGTTAGCAAGGAATACAATAATAAATCACGTTGAACAACAGCTTAGACAATTGGATTTATTAGCCGGTAAAAAAGACGAAACGCCAGAACAGACTATTGAGAGATTAAGCAAGGATTCAAATAAATAAAATTAAAATTGTGTAGCCTCACTCCAAAAGGCATTAGAGCTGCCAAGCTCACAAAACTATGGACACAAACATTGATGACTCCAACATCCCAAATGGAGAGGAAGTAGTCCTTAAACCTACACCTGAAGCAGGATTGCCAGTTGACCCTGTAGAGGTAGAACCGAAAGACGAAGATGCAACTGACACAGATGCTCTAAAGCAACGCAATCAGGAACTTTACGAGCAACTTAAAAAGGCTAAGGGTTTTGCCAGAGACAAAGTGTCCGGCAAATGGGTTAAGAAAGAAGAAGCAAAGCAACCCGAATTAGTAGGAGTTGCAGTTAACCCAAAAGGCATTAACTTAGATGAGATTTATACTCTTGTTAAAGCTAATGTTCCATCAGACGACAAAGACGAAGCCGTTTTGTATGCCCGAAGCCATAATATGTCAGTAGATGCCGCACTTAAAACAGAAGAATTGAAATCAATTCTGAGAATAAGGGCAGATTACAGGAAGTCAGCAGAAGCCGCAAGCGTTACTAATGCTCGTTATGGTGGCCATAAACCATCAGAGGAACAGATATTGGCTGATGCAGAGAAAGGAATATTAGCTGACCCTGAAACAATGGCAAACTTGTCTTTTAAAAGGAAACTGGGTGGAAAGAAATAACTGTGGCGGGGAACGGTTAAGGTAAATTAACTTAATCGGCGGAATAATGTGACTACAACAGGAACAAATACTTTAGCCTCGTATGCTTACAGGGCTAAATTCAAATCAGCAACACTTCAGCAAATTTTAAGAAGGAACTTAATTGCAGAAGCTATTTGCGATGCAGATAGAACAGATAGTTATTTAATCAAAAATCCATATGGTTCTCAGCCAGTAGCTCAGATTACAGCTATTACAGGAACATACACGATTGATGATTACACAATAACAACCGACAGTTTAACAGTTAATAACGAAATCAAAGTTGCAAACCAAGTTTATGACTTTGAACAAGTGCTGTTGAACTACGATATGTTTGTTAACAGGGTAAACGAGGAAGCTTATTGCTTCGCTGCAGCAGTTGACCAACTCGTTCTTAATGGGATGGGGTACTCTTGCACAGGAGCTTATACAACTCCAGTCGGAGGTTTTACAACAGCTTCAAACGTGTTGACAATTATTGCTAACTTGCAATCAAAAGTTGCCGGTTATGAATCGCAATATAAAGACACATTCTTGGTAGTTGAGAACACTGACTTGCCTGGTATTCAGATTGCACAGGCCACAAATGGATTCGCCTATGCAGACCAAGCATTAACAAACGGATTGGTTAAGAACATAATGGGAACTGACATTTATGTTACACGAACAGGAACATTCACAAACTCAGCCATTGGAGCAGTATTAACTTCTCCGCAAATGAGTGGATGCAGATTGTTTGGAGTGAAGAATGTGGTTACTTATGCTGAACCAAGAGGTGTACAATTTGAGGAAAAGTCAGTATCAGGAAAGACAGGTAAAGAAGTAGTAACTTGGGGTTATGTCGGATATGCGGTATGGGCAACCAAGGCTGCATTAATAGTAAAAATAACATTAGCTTAATATAACTTTCTCCCTTATCGGGAGAATAAGATAACTTATTAAGCTGACTCCCCGCCGGATTTGGCGATGATAAGTTATCCTTTCTCCCTGTAAGGCGAAGGGCATTAAACTAACTATAATACTATGGCAGTTACAAGCAGTACCAACCCCAGCGTTGAAAGAGTAGGACTTCCTGGAGGTGTAATAATTACCGCAGGGACAGCAGGCTATACAGCCGCCTTAATAGCAGGTTTGATAGGAACAGCAGTTGCAATAGGCAGTGGCGCACAAAATGGTTCAATATATATTTGTACCAGTGCAACTACACCTGGTGTATGGGTAAACGTAGCAGGAACTTGGACACAATTAACGATTAACTAAGAAACTTGTGATTCTTTCCAGCTCCTTTATGGGAGTTGGGCAAGGATAACAATTATGGAAGAAACATTCACTATCCAAAGAGTAGTAGATATTGTCCGTAAGATGAGAAAGGTTACTTATGTTGGACTACCAAACGACCCAGACGATGTAAGACGAGAGGTAACAGATTTAAAGATACTGGAAGATGGAACATTAAGGGCTTACTTAAAAGGAGAGAAATACCCAGTAAGATTCTTTACACCGCAGGAAACAGTCAATATAGTATCGGTTTATAAAAGGATATTTTCGTCTTTTTTAAAAAAGGGATTAGTCGGGATAATAATTATCCTTATTAGCCAAAAAGTATGGAGAGAATGGTTTGAAAGAATATTTAATGCTTACCCAATATTGCTGAAAGAAGAACATTATTCTCAACCAGTAAAAGAAATTAGAAGGATATTAAAAATAGAACCAATATTTAAAGATGCAATAACCTTAATACTTGAGAATGATATGGCTTATAGATATAGGATGCAGGATATATTAGGGGAAATTAACAAAGTAGCATTTAACAAAAACCCGATTAAAGAACTCAAAAGACTATTAGATTTAATGATTGAAAGAGATGATGGATATTGCCGGGACATTTGGAAGAAAGCACGAAAGTTTATATGGTTGTTAAGATTTTATGGGTTGAAAGATATTAAGCAGTTTGTCAATGATTTGAATATAAAAGAAGTTAAGTTATCAGTTGAAGATATTTATTGGACAAGTATAGTTCCTTCTTATAATTATAGAGGGTTTTCGTATAAAGAGAGATTAAAACAATATACGGCGGAAAAAGAGAGTATAGTGAATCAATAGTAAATAATTAACCTGTAATTCGTGTGTAGTGCCTTTCTTACAGGTTGGGCATTACACACGGGTGAAAAACAAAAAAAATAGGATGGGCAAACGCAGACCACAAATATTTAAGAAATTTAAGTGATTGGATTTCTTTATGTTCCGAGTGCCACGGTTATTACGACCGAGTCAACGGATTAAGAAGAAGACTAACAAAAATTTGCCAACAGTACAACCATTAGTATTTAGTGATCCCACTAATAAACAAGGAGTTTATGAAGATATTTTATTTTTAACTTGTGCCAACACTACATCTTTCCCTAAGAATGATGCAGTTCGCTTGGTTAATTTGGGTTTAGATTCAGTATGCGACCTCATACAGACAGTAGATACCAATTGGGCGTTTGAGGATTTAGGTCAGTCAGACTTGCCCATTGGATTAATGGATTTCACCGCCGGACAACAGGATTATGGGATTGATAACGACTTTCTTTCTATTAGAGGAGTATGGGAGAATACAACTCCTGGCACAGGTACTGATACTTGGAAGGAATTGACACGACTTGATAAGTCAGTTTTGAATAGCGACTCTGCTGTTCCTAACCTAATGTTAAACTCTCAACGAGGTTATTGGATAGATGGAAACTCAATATACTTTAAACCTACACCAAGCTCAACGACAACAGGTAATAACTCTACTTTTATAGGTTATGGATTTAAGGTTTTATTCCAGAGAGCTATAAACTATATAGCCACAGATGCCACATCAGCTAATCTTGGTTATTCTCCGCTATTTTACAGATTAGCGGCACTTTATGCTGCAAGAGATTATTGTATGGTAAATAGTTTAGACCAAGTAGATAGGGTTTTACAACAAATAGCAATTCAGGAACAACGATTAAAACAGAATTACGCAAGAAGAAATAAGACACAAAATAAACGAATGAGTGTCGCACAAGTAAACGATAAATAATTATGCCAACGAAACTATTTTATCCGGTTGCAGGGAGCAATAGTCCAATGGATGGTTATGTTATGCGAAGTGGGGTCAACCAAACTTGGGCTAACATAAGGGCAGGGGCAGGAACAGCCAGTAGTGCTTCAGGCACAGAACTTACAGTACAAGCTACATCTTCAACCACCAGAAACCAATGGGCGTATATTATAAGGGCTATATTGTGTTTTGACACATCATCTTTAACAGCAGGAGCAGTTATATCGTCAGCAACTTTACATTTATATGGTTCTGCAAAAAGAAAAGATACCAACGAATTAGCAATAAATATATTTACTTCCACACCGGCAAGAACAGCTACAATAGCAGATTCTGATTATAGCCAGTTAGGAAACACGGCCTTGTGTGATACTGCGATTGCATACACTACTTGGTCAACGTCAGGATATAACAACTTTGCCTTGAATGCCGCAGGCATATCAGCAATTTCAATAACAGGAGTAACAAAATTAGGACTAAAATCAACATTAGATACTTCAGATACGCCACCGACTTGGGTAAGCGACAAGAATGATTATATTTCTGCTTGGGCGGCTGACAAGGGAACTATTTATAAACCATATTTAGAAGTAACATATACAACACCGACTTATACATTAGTTTATACCGCCAGTAATGATGGTAAGATAACAGGATCTACAACCCAAACTGTATATCACGGAGGAGATGGGACAACGGTAACCGCAGTTAATTATAGATATGCTGATTTTGACGGTTGGTCTGATGGTTACCCAACTGCCGTAAGAACCGATACTAATGTAGTGGATGACTTATCAGTAACCGCTAATTTTAGCTCAAGATGGGCAAAACCAGGTAAGCATTCAACCACCGTTGTTAAACCTACAAAACATTCAAGTTCTTGGGTATTAAAAACATAAAATGGAAAATAACCGACTATTAGAAAATAGAATAACGGCATTGGAAAAGAAACTATCTTATCCGATAGATATCAATTTTCAAAAAGTACTTGAACAGGTTAATTTTAATGTATTTAAAGTTGCTATGCTAAAGGGTGGATTTATTTATGCAGGGAGTAGCGATACCTTGCCTGGAAGTTGGAAAATTGAAAACATCGGTGTTGGTAACGGACACTTTAGAATCACACATAATTTAAAAACATCAAAATATATAGTAGTTGCAACCCCGATAGATAACGGCGGAGTAGTTTCTGGCATAACTACAACCACCGCCGTAAATAGTTTTGATATTTTTACATATACATCAACAACATTTGTTACCCCGATTAATGCAGATTTTAATTTTATTTTAATAAAAATATGAAAATAACAATCCCAAATCAACAAACTTCAACTTGGGTACAACCTAATAAAGGAGAACTTTTAGGGAGTTTATGGGCTTCGTGGAATTTAGATTTATTATCAAATCCTGGGAAGATTAGGATTTCTCCTAAAACTATTCCTACACTTATACCATTGGATTCAGGTGTTGGGGCTATCACTGACACACCTTTTGCATTTGTACAATCTGTCGCTGAGGGTAGTAAGAAATGGTACGCACTATGTGGCAGGGAGATATATAGTTTGATTACAGGAACTTGGACCTTAATGTCTACTGGTGCAACCGGTAATGTGTATAGTTCTGATATTTGTGATTTTAACAATGGATTAGTATTTTCTTTGGGGGCGAGTGTAAGTTATTTAAAAAACACCTGGACTCACACTTGGAATAGTATAACCTTATTATCTGGTGCAGGATATGGAGGATTATCGCATCCTGTATGCAATGGATTTAATAATTTACTTTTAATAGGAAATGGGAATAATATAGTTTCAGTTGATGTATCAGATAATGTTAATGCTACGGCAGTAATTTTACCTACTACTTATTGGGTAGAATGGATTAAGAGTTCATCCACTGAATACTGGATAGGAACTAAAAATGCTTTGGGCGGTGAAGCTAAAGTATTCTTTTGGGATGGTTATTCTGAAAACTATAATTATGCATATAATATTCCTTCACAATTCTGTTTTTCAGGGGTTATAGGCAGAGATGGAGTGCCTTATGTAACTAATGCTTACGGACAACTATTAAGATTTAATGGTTCAGCTTTTGTAGAGGTCGGTAAATTACCTGTTGCGAACTTTAAGCAGTATCAATTAGCCGGAGCAACTCCAATATCATCTGATGGGTTTGCACCTATACATAGAAATGGAATGGCAGTTGTTGAGGATGAGATACTTATACTTGTTAATTCAGGATTAAACTCCACTAATAGCAAACTATTAGAAAATCAGTTATCAGGTATTTGGTGCTATTCAGAAGATAACGGCCTGTATCACAGATTTTCTATAACCAAGAATGACGGCGCACACGCTTATGATTATGGTTCACCTGAAATAAATATCGCAGGGGCATTATTTCCTTTGCCTAAGAATGATGGTTCGTTCTACGCAGGAGCTTCAGTATATTCAAACTTAAGTGGAACAGGAGCGATAAACACACTTTCAACGCTTGATACAACAGACACTACTGCCAAGATGGGGTATTTTATTACAACACAATTTTATACACAGGAAGTGCAAGAGAATTGGCAGAAAGTAGCTTTGCTTTTAAAACCTTTATTAAGTGCTTCAGATTATATAACTATAAAATATAGGGCAATGGGTTTAGATCCATTAGGCAGGACAATGAAAAAGTATGACGACTTAGCAGCACAAGCAGTTATAACAGGGACTTGGGATTCAACTGCTTCATTCACAGTAACTTCAACAACTGGATTGAATATAGGAGACGAGATAGAGATTCTATCTGGTATTGGTTCGGGATTGTCAACTTCTATCACTAATATTGTCGGGACAACCATAACTATTGAAAGTGCTTTTGCGGCGGCAACTGGTACATTTACTTTTAGGAACGAGGGATGGACTAAAATAGATACGATACAAGATTTAGTAACAATGAATAAAAAGTTTCCAATTGCATTAAATACTACTTGGGTACAATTTAAGGTGATAATGTGTGGTTCTGGAAATAGTCCAGAGATTGATAAGTTAATAAGTATTAGTGATGTACAATTAAAAGCAATTTAAAGGCGTAAAAATATATGGCAACAAACATACCAATTAATGCTCCAGGTCAACCAGGATATGATAATTCTGCTTATAACCCTAACAACGACCCAACCTATAAAGGATCTATGAGTGCTACTGCTTTGAGTAATCCTATCAAACCTGCAGATACGCAGTCTATTTATGCTGATATGCAAACAAAGTTAGGAGCGATACACGACAGTTTAAATAGTTATATTGCCGCTAATAATCCTGCACCGACAACTAATACAACTGATACTGGTATATCTCCTGATATGAAAGCTATTTTAAATAGTTACGTTCCACCGACTCAACCAGATTACGCCGGAGCCGAAACTACCGCCGGAATACCCGACAAACAAAAAACAGTTAATGATTTAACTGCTCAAATAAACGCTTTTAATGCTAATCAACAGGTGCAGGAACTTAAAATGAAGAACGAAGGTATAAGCAACGGTGCTATTCAGGGTAGGGATTTTGCCTTAGAAAGGCAAAACGCCATTGCAGTTTTACCATTACAAGCACAATTATCCGCCGCACAAGGTGATTTAACTACCGCTACTGCACACTTAGATAAACTGTTTGGCTATCAACAGGATTATGCTAAAGCGATGATGGATTTTAATAATAAGAAAATAGATGCAGTTTATAATTATGCAACGAAAAAAGAGCAAGATGCTTTAGATGCTAAAAAGGTTACTGATGCACAAGCATTTACTACCCTACAGAATAATCTCAACCAGGCACAAACTTGGGCTACTACAGCTATCTCTCAAAGACAGGGTGATTTAGCTTCAAAAATTATGGCATTAGATCCAAAAGCAACTGATTATCAAACTAAGTTAGGTACATTAGCAGGGCAGATTAAACCTAATGCGGTATCAACATCTAATACTACATTTACTTCCGGTGGAAAAACTATATCAGATTCAGCTATTGTTGCAGGACAATCTAAATTGAACACAAGTAGGGGAGGAGACGGGTATGCTAATTCAGGTACTTATTTAACAATGTTAGATTTGTGGAGTAAGGATGGAATGGATATAAATGATTTTTTCAAGAAATATCCTCCAAAAATATACTTGAACCCAAAGGATGCGAGTATCCCACAATATATTAAAGATATGTTAAAAGCGAATAACGGATTAAATATCTCATCGGAAGATATAAGTGGAGCATTAAACAATAATCAATAAACTATGGGAGTATTTGAAGATTTTATCACTGGTGCAAAGGGAACATCTACAAGTTCATTTAGCAACTTTGTATCTCCACAAACACCGACTTTATCTTCAACCACTATGGGTAGCGGTGCTTATTTAGATAAAAATAATCAGATACAATTCCCTAATGTTGCTAAACCCAACATTAATACTGATTTAAAAATATCCTCACCATCAGGTAAACCAACCTTAGAGGCAGATATATTTGGTAGAGCGCCGACAGCAGAAAGTACCCAAGCAGGGAAACAAGGCTTGTGGGCTTCTTTAGCTAAAGATATTGTTAGTGGATTTAGCAAGGCCGTGCAGTTTATAGCACAACCTGCCGCACAATTTGGAGCTTCAACAACAGTTCCATTAGGAACTACATATACTCCACAAGGAAACTTTGAAAAGTGGTTAATGGGAGACCAACCAATTAAACCTATACAAGAACAATATGCTGAAACTCAAAAAGCGATAGCGCCTACTTATGGGAAAGTGCCATCTGTTATTATCGCCGGTACTGCTATATTTGGTGGAGGTGGACTAAACTTACTCCCTGTTGGAGGAGAAAAGAAACTTGCAGAAACTTTGTTAAAAGAATCAGACCCATCTGCTATCGCACAAATACTTCGTAAAATAGGAGTAGGAGAAGATTTAATTTTACCTTATGCAGAACAATTTGCTGAAGCTAAAACTGCAGACGAAGTATTAAAAGGAATGTCATCTTTAGATAGTTTAGTACAAGCAACTGCAAAGACTAAGCCAATAGTTCAAGGAGTAGATGCCCTCGCCCAAGAAGCAACCAAGTATAAGAGTGCGGAGGAGTTTGTGAAGGCAAATAATAAACCAACTACCGCTTGGGAAATAAGACCAACCCTAGATTTTACTGGTAAAAGTCCTGTTACAACTGTATTCAGCGAAGCAGAAGCAAAAGCATCGGTTGAGAACTTAAAAGAATTAGGATTTAATCCATCTGTAAACATAAAAGAAAATGTATTACCAACCAAATCCCAACTCACTGACATATACAACCAAGCAGTTAAAACAGCACCAGAGGCAAAATTAGGGGGTACAGTGGTATCAGACATAGCAAAAGGTGGTAAAGTAGCCCAAGAGTTTAGGGGAGATAAATTAAACCTTACACCTGAACTTACAAAAGGAGTAACACAAAGATTAACTGCATTAGGTTTAGATACAAGAAATGTTAGAAGTCTTGCAGATGTAGAAAAAGCCGCACAGAGTTTAGGACTTGATACCAACGCCTTAATAAAAGAAGTTGCTAATAACAGGATTACCGATAAAGAAGTTGTCGGATTACGAAACCTTATAAACAACAATGCACAACTGATAGTTAAACTTAACGGAGAGTTAGAAAGAAATCCTGCAAATGCACAATTACTTAACTTACAGATAGGAAAAGCAGAAGCACAACTCAACGCCGCACTTTCTAAATTAGTTAAAGGTGGGACTGAAGCAGGTAGAACGGTGTCGGCTTTTAGGATAATGGCACAGAATACTCTTGAGCCATCGTTTTGGCTTACACAAGCACAGAAGATGTTAGGAAATAGATTGCTCACACCAGAAATACGAGCAGGAATACTTGACCTTATAAGCAAAGGTGACAGGCAAGGACTCTCAACTTTTATATCAATGTTAAGAAAATCATCTTTAACTGAAAAGGCAATAACTCTTTGGAAAGCAGGACTTTTAACTTCTCCGACAACTCATATTGCTAACATCACAGGAAACGTAACAATGAATGTTTTGGAAACATTAAAAGACGTACCTTCAACTGGAATAGATATTTTAGCTTCATTATTTACAGGCAAAAGAACTACAACCATTAGTGCTGGAACTATCTCAGCTAAGGTTAAAGGTTTAATGCAGGGTGGTGGAAAAGCATTGGATTATCTAAAAACTGGAATATACCCTGAAAGTATTTTAACTAAATACGATATTCCAAGAGTGGTTAATTTTAATAACAAGATACTTAACGGATATACACAAGGTATATTTCGTTCATTAGGTGCAGAGGATATTGTATTTAGACAAGCATCTATTGGAGAATCTTTGGCAAAACAAGCCGAGGTAATGGCGAAGAACGAAAAACTTGCTGGACAAGCATATAAGACAAGAGTTGGAGAATTGCTACAAGCACCTACTAATGAAATGGTAGTCAATGCTATCAATGAATCAGAGTATGCCACTTTTAACAATAAGAATGTTTTGAGTAATATGATTTCAGGTGCTAAAAGAGCAGTATCTGGGAGTCCTTTAACCGAAGCAAGTATAGAATTAATAGCACCTTTCACTAAAACACCTACAAATATAGCCGCAAGAATCGCAGACTATTCTCCTTTGGGATTTATCAAGGCGATATTAAGCCAAACAAGGGTATCAACACGAGGTCAAAAAGCATTAGTAGAAGATTTAGGCCGAGCATTAACTGGAACTTCGGTAATAGGAGTCGGTGCATATTTAGCATCACAAGGTATGCTTACTGGAAATGCTCCTGCCGCCGATGCTGCAAGAGACCAATTCTATGCAGAAGGCAAACAACCTAATGCAATTAAGTTATGGGGACACTGGTTATCTCTCAACAGGATTTCTCCTATGGGTAATTTATTGACAATCGGTGCTAATTTCCAAGAAGCCAGTAAAACTAAAAGTGGGTTTGGTCTCGGAGCACAAACATTATCATCTGGGATAAAAGGACTTTCAGACCAGACTTTTTTGCAAGGAATATCAGGAGCATTAGGAGCTGTAAACGATACAACTCCAAATCAAACTAACACCCAGAAGTATATCAACTCAACAGTTTCTTCAGTAGTTCCGACAGTTATTGGAAAGATAGCCAGAACGGTTGACCCGAAATTAAGATTATCTGAAGGAGTATTACAAGCCATCCAGGCTAAAATACCAGGACTCACGCAAGGACTTCCGGTTAGAAGAGATATATTTGGAAATCAAGTCAGTTCCGGTGGGGGAAGGTTATCATTGATAGACCCATTTAATACTCAGAAAGCAATAAATAATCCGGTGATAAACGAAGCTAAAAAGGTAGGAGTTAATATCGGGCTTGCTAATCAAACAGTTTCAGGTATAAAACTTACCGATGCAGAATATAGTCAGTATCAAAAGGTTCAAGGTAAGATATTAGAAAAGTATTTAACTGCACTTATAAAAGATGGAAATTACCAGAACTTAGGTGCTAACGATAAAGAGAAACAATTTAGCAAATCAATAACAGATGTAAGAAGTCAGGTCAAAGATGTTATATTTCCGGCGTTAATGATTAAAAGATATGGGTTGTCCAACGATACAAATCCACAAATACTTACAGACTTGATTATCACACTTGGTAATGAACAGAAGTTTAAACAAATGAAAACAACACAGCAAGCAAAGGTAATAAAAAAGTTATTACAACAATGAACTTTTGGATTAAAGAAACATTTTTAGCGATAGTACAATTTATAGGGTATATGGCGTATTTGTTGATGATTATGTTTATCCTATATTTTATTTTAATGGTGATTCCATATTTATTCACATTGTTCCCATATGGCAACTAAAAAAGAAAAGTTAGCACAAGCAATTAAACAGGGAAAGATACGAGATGATAAAAGTGCTTTTGCGTTTGTATTAGAAGAAAAGAAAAAAGAAGAACTAATACAAGAACTCCTACCAGAAATAAAACAAATACAAAGGGGGGACAAGGGAGACCCAGGTAAAGATGGTTATACTCCAGTAAAGAACAAAGATTATTTTGATGGAGAAAATGGGTATACTCCAATTAAAGGAAAAGACTATTTTGATGGAGACCCTGGCAAGCCAGGAGTACCAGGGAAGTCTCCCAACGTCTCTACAGTCGTTTCTGAAGCCACCAAACAGGTCATTACAGCGTTAGAACCCTTAATACCTACAATAGAGCAAATATCTAACCAGATACCTGTTTTAAGCAATGAAGTTAGAGATGCGCTGGAATTACTTACCGGAGACGAAAGACTTGATGCTTCTGCAATAAAGAATCTACCTAAGCCAGGTCAAATAATTGGTGGTGGATCTACGGCACGTTCACTTTACCAACTTTTAGATGTACATTTAACCGCTCCGGCTAATGGAGAGACTTTAATATATAATTCTGCAACTAATCAATGGGAGAATGGAATAAGTTCTGGTGGCACTTGGGGTTCTATCACAGGAACTATCACCGACCAAACAGACCTAATAAACTATCTCACAAATAATTATTATCCCCTCTCCACCAACCCAGCAGGGTATTTAACAGCCGAAACAGACCCACTATTTCAGACCTGGCTACAAGCACCTTTCTTTGATTCTCTTGTAACCTTCAATGATGACATCCACGCCAACAAAGACTTGTATTTAGGTGGGACTCTTTATGCTTCCAAAGTAGTAGCCGACACTATTCTTTCTACCACCCTAAAAACCAATGACTTATACGCAGGCTACGCCAAGATTACTGATTTAGATTTAGGAAACCAGATTTTAGACGGCAGTTTTCAAGGTAAGTTTTACGGAGATGGCAGAGGACTTAAGATTACCGAATTAGAACCACAATTTACAGACTGGATGGATAATCCTCACTTCTTACACGCTTTACCAGGATTTAATATAGACGGAGATGTTTACCAATTAGGCACTTTTACAACAGGTTCAGTACTTACGAATACTTTAAACGTAGCAGGACTTACGAATCTTTCAGACACAGTAATCAATGGAGAACTGACTTTGACTCAACCTTTAGATGGATTTTTCAATGGGATATTTCAAGGAGATTTTTATGGAGATGGAGGAGGACTTTATGGAAATATTTCTCAATGGACTAACGATGTTGGATATATTACTTCTTTTGTTGGATTACCTTCTTATCACACAGTAACAGTTGGAGCAACGGACTGTGCATTTACTGTAATTCAAGATGCTATTGATTACTGCGTAGCTCAAAGCCCTACCCAAACAGACCAGTGGAATGTTATTATTTACCCAGGAGATTATAATGAAAATCTTGTATTTGGAACTTGGGTAAACCTTATAAATATGGGAGGTGGAGCTCCAGGAGACAGCGGAGTAATAGTCCACGCCACTAATGCTCTAGCAACGACTACGGACTGCACAGTAACAGGCATAGACTTTGTTTTAGACCCAGGTGCAGGTGGAACAGTTTCAATGGTGGTTGGCGGAGCAATTACAGGTTATAGAACAAGATGCGTATTTGAAAATTGTAAGTTCTTAATTAAGCAAACCGATACCCAGACAGCTACAGAAATCAGAATTATAGACATTGAAGATACCGGAGAAATATTTTTACACAACTGCGTAATGTCAGTTAGATGCACACCAGCAACAACTTGTGTATTTTCAGCACTTTACAACAATGCTTCAGGTAGAATTTATGTTCAGAATTTAGCTTTAACAGAATTTTCAGTAGTAGGGACAACGACTGGACAATACTTCTCATACAGAACTTCTAATGCTGTAGGACATTTAGACACCATAGGAGATGTAGTGTTTAAAGAATGTATGGACTTTGGAGGAACACCCACGACTAACTTCGTATTTTGGAATGATGCACCTGCTAACGGAGGATGTAATGCTTTCGGAATTTCAGGATTAGATGTAGGAGTGAATAGTACAGTAGTTGGTGGAGCAAATAAACAGTTGATTAACTTTGGAGGAACATACACCGATAAAATACACTCAAGCAACCAACAAGAACTTTATGATGTAGCCAACAGAACAATCTGGTCTCACGGAACTAATAACAAAATGCTGGAATGGAACACGACAGTAACTGACCCAACTAATTATGGATTCAAGTTTTACAACTGGCCATTAAGGGACACCGCAGGAATTTATCCTTACTACGACAACATAACTACCGCTTATGGAGCTGATATAGGCAAGACAACTGCTATTTATAAGAACGGATATTTTACAGAACTTGATGTTTATGCTCCCACTAATGGAAAAGGAAGATTAGTAGTTAAAGGAACAGACAATACTTCAACTAATGATGTAACCCTGACTAACAGACTGCACGGCTCAAGCAGAACGCACTATATTCAGGATTCAGGGGATGATGGGACATTTGTAGAATATTGCAATAATTCAATATTCAATGGAAATTCAATAGCGACAGTTTCTCCTTTCACGGTATTCACACCAAGTATAACAGGACTTTATAGAATAAATTATTATGC